CGCGACCGCTGTGATCTCACGATCAGCCAAGAGCATGTTGAGGCAGCGCCGCCGGCTGAAGCGTTCGTGTCAGCGAGAGAGCCAAGTTGCCGGCAGCACCGAGCAGAGCGGCGCAAGCGAACCGGTTCACCCCAGTTCACTCACCCAGCAGGACGCAGCAAGACGCTTGCAGCGATCACCGCGAGACCCGTGTGAGGCGATGGAGCTTTGCGAGGACATCGATGCGGTGCTCGAGTCTCTCACTCCGAGACTTCGTCATACGGCGAGAGCATTGATGCAGCATTCAACCTCCGGCGCTGCGGTGCATCTTCGCATTAGCCGCGCGACGCTGCACCGGCGCATCGATCTATTGCGAGAACACTTCGCAGCGATGTCGTTCAACGAATATCTATGAAATTTCCATTTTCGCGTACGTTTTCAATCCATTTGGCGAAGGTCTATTTATATGAGAGAACCACTGCATCACGTTTTAACGTGCCTCAAACAGGAACCGGCTCAGGATTACCACGCCAAGGCCGGCACCTTCTTAAGTAGCCATTTACTTGCCAAGTTTCGTCAAAGCCCATCGCTCTATCACCGAGCAACACAAGGGCTACTAGAGCAGGAAGAGCGACCAGCTTATCTGCTTGGCAGTGCCGCCCACACGATGATCCTCGAGGGCGAGGAAACGTATCGCCGCGAGTATTCGGTCGGCGGTCCCCGGAATCCCAAGACTGGTAAGCCATACGGGGCAGGAACCAAAGCATTCACCCAGTGGGCAGAGCGTGAAGGGAAACCTGTTTTGACCGAGTCACAGCATCGACTCATCAAGCAGATGTCAGATGCGGTGTTAAGGCACCCAGTAGCCGAGCGACTGCTCGACGATGGGGTGGCTGAAGGAGTACTCCGCTGTGACTACCAGGGTGTTCCCTGCCAAGTGCGGATCGACTGGTTCAGCCCCAAACGCGGGATCGTGGACCTGAAGACTTGTAGCGACATGACGTGGTTCGAATCCGATGCCCGTCGTTTTGGATACCTGCATCAGATGGCGTTCTACCGAAGCGTGGTCGCCCAGTTCGCTTTGGCTCTCGTGCCGGTGCACATCTTGGCCGTTGAGAAGCAAGAGCCATTTCGCTGCGGTGTTTGGCAAGTCGGTCAAGACGTCCTGGGCCAGTGTCAGCGAGAGAACGAAGAAGCGATCTCCCGCTTAAAACGCTGCCAAAAGACCGACAAGTGGCCGACCGGATACGAGCAGGTCCGCCAGTTCGATTACGTCTGAATCAAACCAAGAAACTTTTTTTCAAACCTGTCAATCAAAAGGAGAAAACCAATGATTGCACCGATCACTTCCCCGGCTTGCCAGTGCGACGCACCACAACGACTGAAGATCGAACAGCGAGTCAATCTTTCACTCGCAGTAAAGAGATACCTGCATGCCCAGCGGGACTACAACCTGGCCGCTCGCCGGTTCAACGAATCGTGCGATGAGCTTCGAAAGCAACTAGAGCCCGATTTACGAGTCGTCATTCGTACCGAAGACGGGCATGTGCTGCTCGAGTCGGACTCGGCGTGTGATTTTGACATGGAAACCATTGAGTCCATCTAAAGCGAAGGAGCTGCGTCGAGAAATGCAATTACTAGAAAGAATCACAACCGGCCCTCAGGTACGTCCTCGGCGCGTGTTGTTATACGGAACCCACGGGATCGGTAAGTCGACCTTCGGCTCGCAGGCTGATCGCGCGGTGTTCATTCAAACCGAGGATGGTCTTGGTGAGATTGACTGTGCACGGTTTCCACTGGCAAGCACGTTTAGCGAAGTGATGACGGCGATCGAAGAGCTTTATCGCGAGAAGCATAACTTTGCCACCGTGGTGATCGACAGTGTCGATTGGCTCGAGCGACTGATCTGGGCCGATGTGTGCCGGGAACGGCAGGTCGATTCGATCGAGGACATCGGTTACGCCAAAGGTTACTCGTTCGCGCTGACTCAGTGGCGACAGTTGCTCGCAGGGCTTGACGCTTTGCGTCTGGATCGCGGCATGACGATCGTCCTGCTTGCTCATGCACGCATCGAGCGGTTTGAAAACCCCGAGACCGACACTTACGACCGCTACGTGCCAAGGCTTCATCGTTTGGCATCCCAGATCGTTCAGGAGTGGTGTGACGAAGTGTTCTTCGCCACCTACAAGGTCTACACCAAGACGAGCGATGAAGGTTTTAACCGCAAGAAGGCCAAAGGTGTTGGAAACGGTGAGCGAGTCCTTCGTACCACCGAGCGGCCAGCCCACATGGCCAAGAACCGGCTGCAGAGCTTGCCAGAGGAGTTGCCACTCTGCTGGAAGGCTTATTCCGACCACTTTATTAACCGTGACTCGAGCGAAGGAGAACTCGCCCATGACTAATCTTCAAGGATTTGACGCTACCGCAGTGGAGCCGACCACACCGATCGAACCTGTACCGGCCGGCAAGTATGTCGCCATGGTGATTGAGTCGGAGAATAAACCGACCAAAGCTGGCACCGGGCATTACTTGCAACTGACCTTCGAGATTCTTGAGGGTGATTACAAAGGACGTTTGCTCTGGGCGCGGCTGAATCTCGATAACCCCAACGCCCAAGCGGTTTCGATCGCCAGGTCGGAGTTATCGGCAATCTGCCGAGCGGTCGGTGTGATGCAGCCCAAGGATTCGATGGAACTGCACGGCCTTCCGATGATGATCTCCGTTCGCTGCCGAAAACGCAGCGACAGTGAGGATCTATCCAACGAGATCCGGGGCTATGGGAGGAAAGAGGCTGCTGGGGTCGGTGTTCAATCGGGCACACACACACCGCCATGGAACCGAACGCCGTAACGCTGATGCGGGAAAGGAGCCCAGGGATGGGGAGACGATCACGCAATAAAGGGAAGCGTGGAGAACTGGAAGCTGCCCGCGAGATTGCGAGGGTGCTGGGGATTAGCGCTCGTCGTGGGCAGCAGTACGCCGGTGGGAGCGATTCACCGGATGTGGTGACCGGGTGTGATGATCTGCACATCGAAGTCAAACGCACTGAGCGACTAAGCCTCTACAAGGCACTCGATCAATCGATCGCGGATGCCGGAGAGAAACTGCCGCTTGTCTTGCACCGCAGCAACCACCGGCCGTGGGTCGTTGTGCTGCGTCTGGATGACTTGACCCGGCTTCGAGAGATTTTAAACGGACTGAAATAGGTAAGCATGAAGCTGAGAGAATACCAAACCGCCGCAGTGGATGCGGTCTACGATCACTTGCGCACCCGTGATGACAATCCCGTGGTGGTGCTGCCAACCGGTGCCGGCAAAAGTCTGGTGCTGGGAAGAATCGCCACCGATGCGGTGCGTCTCTGGAACGGGCGTGTGCTGATCCTCGCCCATGTAAAAGAATTGTTGCAGCAAAACGCTGAGAAAGTGAAGTCGCTTTGCGAGGGTATCCCGGTTGGCATCTATTCAGCGGGATTGAAGCGGCGGGATACCAAGACGCCGATTCTCGTCGCTGGTATCCAAAGTATCTATCAGCGGGCGTGTGACCTGGATCCGTTTGATCTGATCATCATCGACGAGGCGCACATGCTCAGCCGGAAAGGTGATGGCATGTACCGGCAGTTTCTCAAGGACTGCCAAGTCATCAATCCACACACCCGGGTGATCGGGCTAACCGCAACACCGTTTCGTCTCGACTCGGGGACGATCTGCACACCGGATCATTTTCTGAATCATGTCTGCTACGAGGTGGGCATCAAAGAATTGATTCGCGGCGGATACCTGTCACCACTGGTATCGAAGTCGGGGGAGCAAAGAGCCGACACTGAGCAGCTTCACATCCGTGGCGGTGAGTTCATCGCCGGTGAGGCGGAGGCTCTGATGAACACTGAGTCGCTTGTCAGTTCGGCGTGCCGTGAGATCGTGGATAGAACAGCAACGCGTCAATGCTGCCTTATCTTTGCCGCTGGGGTTGCCCACGCAAAAGCGATCGTTGATGCGATGTGGGATGGACACGGTGTGAAGTGTGGCCTGGTGACGGGCAAGACACCTGTGGACGAGCGAGATCGGATACTAAGTGATTTTCGCACTGGCCAATTGAAATACCTCGTCAACGTGAGCGTGCTAACGACTGGTTTCGATTCGCCCAACATCGACTGTGTCGCTCTTCTGCGTCCCACGATGTCGCCCGGATTACTACTTCAGATGGTCGGACGCGGCTTCCGCTTGCACCCAGGGAAAGAGAACTGCCTGATTCTCGACTTTGGCGGCAATATCGAACGTCATGGACCAATCGATCAGATCAAGCCAGTGGAAAAGACATCACAGCAGACCACCATGTCGCCAGCCAAGACCTGCGAGAACTGCCAAGCGATCGTCGCTTGCGGCTACACGCAGTGCCCCGAGTGTGGTCATCCGTTCCCGCCCCCCGAGCGTGAAATGCACGCCGCCACGGCAAGCGATGCGGGTGTTCTGTCGGGTGAGAGAGTCGATACCAACTATGAGGTGATCGACACGGTTTATCGAATTCACGTCAAACGGGATGCACCGCAGGAAGCACCGAGATGCCTCAGGGTCGACTACATGGTCGGGCTCAATCACTGGCAGAGTGAGTACATCTGTGTTGAGCACCAAGGGTATGCCAGAGGTAAGGCAGAAGCATGGTGGAACATGCGATGTGGTGAGCCATGTCCCACCAGCGCGGAGGAAGCCATGGCAATGGCCGACTCTGGCATGTTGGCGCCCACGGAGTCGATCACGATTCGAAGGACTGCCGGTGAGAAGTACGATCGCATCATCGATCACAAGTTAAGCCAGATACCGCTCAACGAACTTGAGGAGGTGCCATTTTGAGTTCATGAGAAAACATCTCACTCACCACTGAGGATTTTTATTTGACCACTGTTTCGGGGAAATCGTCATGAAAGTAACAACATCATCACCGGCCGAGTTTGCACATTGCTATGCACAAGCCGGTCTATGTGTTTTACCAGCCGACCGAACCGCCAAACGACCCACCCTATCTGGATTCAAACACTTTCGAACCCAACCCCCGAAGAGCCAACAACTACAACATTGGTTTTCAGCATCGGAATCGATGTGCATTCTCACCGGAGCCGCATCGGGCAACCTGGAAGTGATCGACTTTGATCACAAAGGCGTCGCTTTTGATCCATGGAGCCAGATCATTCAAGCCGAGGCTTCGTATCTTTATGATCGCTTGGTGATTGCTAAAACACAGTCCGGTGGCCGGCATGTGATTTATCGATGTGAGAGTGAAGTGAGCGGAAGCACCGTCCTTGCGCGGAGCTGGATTGAAGTACCGGATGGTTGCCCAGTGGTCATGGAAGATAAAGAGATGCTGCCGAAAGAATTCGGTGGACGATATTTCGTAAGTCCACTGTTGATCGAAACTCGAGGCGAAGGAGGTCTGTTTCTTTGCGATCCCACGCCCGGTTACGAGATCATTCAGGGCTCGCTAACTCGGCTGCCGATCCTCAGTGACGATGAGCATGAACTGTTGCTCGGCGCTGCTAAATCACTC